GTTTATTGATGGTGGTGCAATAGAAAGATTTACCATGTTGAATGGTGGAAGGGTAGGAATTGGCAAAGACAATCCACAAGCCAGATTAGATATTCAAGACAACGATGGCACACCATTAATGACAAGAACATCTAGCGGATTGGCTATGTTTCATGAAATATCTAATAATTATGCATATTTATATTTATATCAAATTGCTGGTGGTGCAAAAGTAGTTTTATCTACAAATGGTAATTCATATTTTGTTGGTGGTAATTTAGCTGTTGGAGCAACAAACCCAACATCACCAACTGGTGTTGGTACGTTTTTAGAAATAAGAGGAAGAAATGGCATTGCTGGTGGTACTGCGGGTATTGTTTTTAAAGATTATGATAATGATGCATGGGATATGTGGACAAGTGGCGGTGGTTTATTTGTTAGATATAATAATGCAACTGAGGGTTGGGCATTATTATCAAATGGCAATATGGGAGTTGGACATACAAATCCAAGTGCAAAATTAGATGTTAGAGAAAGTGCCAATAATAAATATACAGCATATTTTTACAATTCTGATACTGGCGGACAAGCTAATGGAGTTAATGTACAATGTGCATCAACCAATAATGATGTTTATGTATTGAGGGCAAATGCTGGTGGTGATTCAAATGCATTAGTTGTTAGTGGTGCTGGTAATGTTGGGGTGGGTAAATATCAACCAGGATATAAATTAGATGTTACTGGCACTATTAGGGCAACAAGTGATGTAATTGCATTTTCTGATAAAAGAGTTAAAGAAAATATAATAACTATTGATAATGCCTTAAATAAAGTTACTAAATTAAGAGGAGTTACATACACTAGAAATGACATTGATGATAAAACAACTAAAATTGGTGTTATTGCCCAAGAAGTTTTAAAGGTATTGCCAGAGGTTGTAAAAAAAGATGATGTTGGTATGTACTCTGTTGCTTATGGAAATATGGCTGGTGTATTTATAGAAGCTATAAAAGAACTAAAAGCAGAGGTTGATAGTTTAAAACAAGAAATTAAAGAATTAAAAAAATAAAATATGCCTTGTCCAAATGTTGCAAATGATGAAATATCAATGCTAAAAACTGGTAGGGAAAGAACTGGAGCTGGTTATGATTCTAGTTATAGTTTATCAACACCAATTTATATGTCAGATTTACAACGATTATCTGGTGGTCAATCGAGTGGCTCAGGTCAAAATTATCCAGCTGTAAACACTTTAAATCCAGTTGACAACCGACCAGATGGCTCAAATCCATTACAGTTTTCTGAATTTAGTGAATACAACCAAAATGTCACAAGGACAGCATTTAATTATATATATGATTCACAAAGTAGTGCAAACGCTTGTTTAGCTGGTATTCCATCACCCGCACCATATTATCATACAGATGTAAATAATTTAGTGCCTGATGCTGGTGGTGGTCAATATACTGCATATACAACTCTAAGCGGTTCAACAGTTGTTGCGGCTGGTTACTATTCAATATATTCAACTGGTAATTTTCCATCAGCTAGTGGAAAATATATGCAAGTAGGTAGTAATGGAGCAATATTATCAATCGGTAATTGTTAAAATAAATTACTAAATTTGTAAAAAATTAATATTATGGCAAATACTTATAAGTGGTTAATTAATCAATTGGATGCAAAAATAAAAGAGGATGATTTAGACAATGTTATTTATAACATTCATTGGTCATTTATTGGTGAAGATAATTCAGATCCTAAAATTGTTAAAAGCACTATTGGTGTTACAAATGTAAAATATAACAAAGAAAGTACATTTATACCTTATGAGGATTTAACAAAAGATATTGTTGTTTCGTGGTTAAGTGAAAAATTAGATATTGACAGCATGAAACAGGGTTTGGATAAACAAATTGAATTGGAAAAAAATCCAGTTGATGAATATTTAAAACCAGATTGGAATTAATAATTAATAATAAATAAATATAATGAGCAAACTAGAGGAAAAGGAATTAAAAGAATTAAGAGAATCAATAGCAAAACCAAACCAAATTGCAACAGAAATAGGTATGAGAGTTATTGCGTATAAATCTATCGACAATCTTGTTGATGCATTTGGTGAGGCATCTAAAGAGCAACAAGAGTTAATGAAATCAATTGAGGATAAACATGGCAAAGGTTCTTTAAATATTGATACTGGTGAAATTACACCAATCGAGGAATAATGCCAATTATAAATGCCACTAGTTTTTTGTTGTTAAAAGATACAACTGTTATAGGGCATTCTAAAAGCACTAGTTTTAATGTTAATGTTGACTTACCAGAATCTACTAGCAAAGATAGCTTAGGTTGGAAAGAGGTTATACCAGGTGTTAAATCTGGAACATTAAGTTGTGAATGTTTAACTGATTATTCAGATTCACTAAGTTTTGAGGAATTAGCCGACATGGTTATAACTAAACAAAAAGCAACATTTTATTTTAAAGACAATGTAAACCCAAAATTAATTGTTAGAGGTGAGGGGTTTATAAACTCAGTAGATGAAACAGCTGAGTTTGAAAATGCAACAAGTTTTAACTTAGAAATTAATCTTACTGGTGTATTTTCTATAACAGATCCTAGTGTTGGTTTAACATGGGATAATGTATTTGCTAAGTGGGAGGATATTGCTACAAACTGGGAAGATGTATAATTTTTTATTTTGTATATTTGTTAAAAATTAATTATTAAAATATATTATTATGGCTACTACTGGAGTATTTAATGGAACTGATTTACTTTTAAAATTTGCCGCTGGCTCATCATCAGCTGTTACAATAGGACATTCAACAAGTTGCTCATTATCATTATCAAATGATTTACCAGAAGCTACTACAAAAGATAGTGCTGGTTTTCAAGAGGTTATTGCTGGTGTTAAAAGTGGTGAGATTAGTTTTGAGGGATTAGTTGCTTATGATGATGCAAATAATGCTATACAAGCCGCAGATCTATTAATTGCTAGAACTAAGATCAATTGGTCGTTTGGAACTGCTGAGAGTGGTGATGCTGTTTATAGTGGATCTGGTTTTTTATCTAGTGTTGAAATGAGTGCTGAAATGGAATCGCCAGTAACTTACTCTGGATCAATTACTATTACTGGAGCAATAGCTAAATCATAATTTAACTAAATTTTAAAACTGGGTTTAGATTAAGGAACTAAACCCATAAATCTTTATATAATGGCAAACAAGAAACGAGGTTACTATACCTTAAAACTAGGCGGGAAAATGCGAACAATGCATTTTTCAATGAATTTCTGGTCAAACTTTACTGAATTTTTACAAGTACCATTAGACAAAATCGGTGATGCTTTTAGTGGTGGTATATCTATAAAAGCAATTATTGGATTAGTTTATTCTGGTTTATTAGCACACGATCAAGAACAAGGCAACGAAATTGATTATAATGAATTTAAGGTTGGTATGTGGCTTGAGGATTTTGATGCTGAGAAGTTAAATGATGTTGTAACTGCAATGATGCAATCAAGAATTTTAGGTAACGATCTTAATATGGGTGTTGCTAGAAATATCAAAAAAACCACAAAACCTACTAAAGAGGGAAAGTAAGTAGCCAACTTGATTGGGATTCTCTATTAGATTTTTATATTGGTCAGGTTGGCATAACTCCAGATTCTTTTTGGAAAAATACTTGGAAAGAAAATCACTTATTAGGTGAATCATATATGATAAACAATAATGCCAAGTGGGAAAGAGCTAGGTATATTGCAACCATGATTTATAATGTTAATTGTAATAAACAAGGTCAAATGATAACACCAGATAAATTGTTTCCATTGCCACAAGATGTTTATTTAGCCAAAGGAAAATCTAAGTCAACAAAAGAGAAGTTTTTAAAATTTAAAAATAAAGTTGAAAAATCTAAGCTACCAAAATAGGTGGCTTATTTTTTTTGTATTTTTGATAAAAATTAATTCATGGCAAAGTTAAGATTAGATTTACAGCTAACTGGGTTTAAACAAGCATCTGGAAAACTAAAACAATTCGGCAATAAAATGAAGTCGGTAGGTTCTAGCTTGCAAAGATTTAGTTTACCTATGGCAATCGCTGGTGGTGCTGCTATAAAAATGGCATCAGATTTTGATAAAAACATAACTAAAATTGAAGCATTAGTTGGGCGAACTGGTAAAGAGTTAGATAGTTTTGCTGAGGCATCTAAAAGGATGGCAAACGAAACTGGTATATCATCAGCTAAAACAAGTGAAGCAATGTT